CGAACCCGTTGTTCCAAGACGGTGACCTGATCTATGACGGCATCATTCACCGTGAAGTGCCCGAGATCGACACCATCGCGGCCAACGGCGGCACGGCTTACACGCTGAACAACGCGGGCGCCGGCGGTACGGTTGACGTTCGCCCGGTCTTCCTCTGCGGCCAGCAGGCCGTGGGCGTGGCCTGGGGGCAGATGCCGGTTCCGAAGACGGACTCGACCAAGGACTACGGGTTCCGTCCCGGTGTCGCCATCGAGGAACTGCGCGGCGTCAAGAAGATGGCCTACAACGGCAAGCAGCACGGCATGGTCCTCGGCCTCTACGCCGCCGCCGCCGACAGCTAATCCCATCAACCTGAATTGAGGCAGGGGGCTTCGGCCCCCTGATTTTTCACATGGCAACTCTGACTAGCTCTCGCGCGCTGGCGACGGTTCCGGCTACCCTCTTTGCGGGTAACAGCGTCGTTCAGGCCGCGTATGGTTCCTACACCCTCGCCGCCAACCCGACCATCGCTGACGTGATTGAGTTCTGCCGCGTCCCGGCGGGCTCGGTCATTCTCGGCGGCTGGTTCCGTGGCGAGGACATCGACACCGGCACCGAGACGCTGGACATCGACATCGGCACGTCTGCGGACCCCGATGCGTTCGGCAACTTCGGCGTCTTGACCGGCGACGCCACCACGGACGTGAAGCCCGAGGCGTCGATCCTCTACACCCTGAACGGCACGCTGAAGTCCGGCCCTGTGTCGGTGTCTTCGGAGACCGTCATCATCGGCACGGTCAACGCCGTCGCCAACGCTGGCGGAACGGGCGTGCTTTGGGTGTGCGTCCTTTACGTCCCTGCCTAACGCCAAGCGCCGCCGGGGTGAGTGATTGCCCCGGCGGTTGCTAGGTCCGAAACGAGGGGCGACGCATGGCGACCTGTCGGCAAGTCATAACCCGCGCGCTGGAGAAAATCCGGGTCCGTGCGGTTGGCGACGCGCCCTCCCCCGAGGAGGCCGCAGGCGCGCTCCAGACGCTGCAGAGCCTCTATGACGAGCTTATCGGCATCGGTTCTTTCGGCCGTCTGGCCGAGGTTCTGGTCGATGACGACTACACCGCAGGCGAGAACGAGCGGATTTACAATACGACCGACAGTCCGGTGACCATCACCCTGCCGGAGACAATTGAGGACGAGGAAGACGGTCAGGACCGCGCGCCGCGAGACCGCAGCGTGGTAGTTATCGCCAGCGACCCGATCAAGGCGCACCTCTATTCGGCCCCGCTGGGCGAATGGCAGGAGCTAACCAACCTCGCGCTTGAGGACGTCGCGCCGCTTTCAGAGCGGTCATTCGACGGCCTGGCGAGCCTTCTGGCGGTGGCCTTGTCGGAGGAAAACCTAAAGCCGGTCGGCCCGGTGTTGCAGGCCCGCGCTCAGGCGTTCCGCTCCATGATCGTGACCCGTTTCGACAGTCCGCGCACGTCGCCGGACGTCGAGTATTTCTGAGGACGCCATGGCCACTTACACCAAGTTCGACCAGTTTGCTGCCGACTGCCCGAATGGCGTCCACAACCTTGGGTCCAACACGCTCAAGGTGATACTGACCAATTCGGCTCCGCTGGTGACCAACACCGTCAAGGCCAACCTCACCGAAATCAGCCCCGGCAACGGCTACACGGCGGGCGGCGCGACGGTGACTGTCACGGCGTCCTCGCAGACGAGCGGCATCTACTCGCTGGTCGGCAATGACGTGGTCATCACGGCGTCCGGTGGGTCGGTCGGCCCGTTTAGGTACGCGGTGCTTTACAACGACACCCCGACCAGCCCTGCCGATCCGCTGATTGCGTTCTGGGACTACGGCTCAAGCGTGACCCTGGCATCGGGCGAGACGCTGACGGTGGACTTCGGCGCCAACATCCTGACGGTGACCTGATGCCGACCGGGACGGCCACGCTCGACTTCGGAGCGTTCCCCGGAAGCAACGAGGCCTCGGTTGCGTTTTCGGACGCCACGATTGGCGCGGGGGCGAAGGTCGAAGCCTTCATCATGGCGAACGACACGACGTCGGACCACACGGCGGCTGACCATCGCTACGCCGGGCAGTTCTTCTCACTCACGGCGGCGCCCGACGCGGGTGTCGGCGGGACGATCTACGCGCGCTCGATTCACAAGATGCAGGGGACGTTCGCCGTCCGCTGGGTCTGGGCAGACTAGGGACACATCATGGCGCTTGACACCAATCTCGCCGGGGGCGTCTCCGGTTCGAAGCAAGAGGTCGATGCGAACAAGAACGCGTTCGTCATCACCCCCGGCTATACCGCTGGCGGCGTTTCGTTTGGCGGCGGTCCTGACGCGGGCCAGACGTTGCAGTCGGAGAACGATTCCGGCGTGCTGACCGGCGTCCGCCACGTCCATGCGCCCGAGACCGACGACGACTACCGCCTTCGCGTTGGCCTCGACCTCCTGATGGATCAGGAAGCCTTCACCGACACGGCGCAAAATACCGGCAAGTTCTCGCACGCTTTCACGACGCTCACGGCCACCTCGAGCGCGGCGGGCCTGCTGACCAACAGCGGCAACATCACCACCACGACGACCGGCATGACGTTCGGCTCGTTCGCGCAATTCCCGATTGGCGGGACCAACACACTGGTGGTCGAGACGGCGCTTTCGTTCTCCGCGCAGCCGAACTCAAACACGGTCATCGACTTCGGCGTGTTCCAGCGCGGCGCTTCGACGGCGTTCCTCGGGCTGGATGGCGTCTACTTCCGCATGAACTCGACGGGCCTGTCGGGCGTCATCAACAACGCGGGTGTCGAGACCACGACGGGCGTGTTCCCGCTGGCGCTCGGGACCGGGACGTTCGCCTACACGAACAACCGGGTTTACCGCTTCCTGATCCAGATCACGAACGTCGTCACGACCTTCTGGATCGACAACCTCAAGGTCGGTGAAATCCCCACGCCAGCGGGCGCGGATAGCCCTTGCCAATCGCGTTCGCTCCCATGGTCCATTCGTCACGCCATCGTCGGCGGTGCGGCGGGCGCGGCGACGCAGGCGCTGGTCAAGGACTACCGCGTCACCGTGCGCGGGCCGCAGTACGCCAACGTGCTCAGCACGTCGGGCAACCGGATGTACGGCTCCTATCAGGGCCTCTCCGGCGGTACGATGGGTTCGCTCGCGACCTACGCCAACAGCACGAACCCGACCGCCGCCGCGCCAAGCAACACGGCGCTAACGGCGAACCTTCCAGCGGGCCTTGGGGGTCAGGGCAGCGTCACCGCTGCGGCTGCGGCTGCGACGGACGGCATCTGGGGCAGCTATCAGGTTCCGGCGGGATCAACGACCGTTCAGGGCCGCAGGCTGGTGGTTCGCGGCGTCCGGCTGCAATGCATCAACACCGGCGCGGCTGTGGCGACCACGGCGACCGTCGTGCAGTTCTCGCTCGCGTTCGGTCACACGGCGGTGTCGATGGCGACGGCGGAAAGCGGCTCGTTCGCCACCGGCACGGCCAAGGCCCCGCGCCGGGTGGCGATGGGCTTCCAATCCTGGGCTGTCGGTGCGGCGATTGGCGCGCCCGCCGCCGATGGGCCGATCTACCTCGACCTCGGGGATGCGCCCATCTACGTCAACCCCGGCGAGTTCATCGCTCTGGTCGGCAAGTTCCTGGTCGGCACGGCGACGGCCTCGCAGACCATCGCGTTCATCTGGCAACCCGTCTACGGTTGGGAGTAACCTTTGAGCCTTCTCCTCGCACTTAGCGGGGGTCTTACCCTAAGCGCGGCCTCGGGGGCCTATACGGTCACCGGGACGGACGCCGGACTGCGGATTGCGCGGCTTCTGGTGGCCGAGGGCGGCGCTTACGCCCTGACCGGGGACAATGCGGCGCTGAGACTGACGCGCCGTCTGGAGGCGTCCGGCGGGGCCTACACGGTCACCGGCTCGGATGCGGGGCTCAATCGCGGCTACACGCTGGTCGCGGGTGGCGGAAGCTACGCGCTCGCCGGGGCGACGGTCAGCTTTAGCCGCAGCTATCGGATCACGGCTGAAGGCGGCTCGTATGTCGTCAACGGCGGGCCGACGCTTCTGTTCGGGCCGGGTCGCATCCCGGCTTACCCTCTCTCGCCGGGCTCTGCGACGGCTCCGACGCTTTCGGCGGGATCGGTAACCGCCCCGCCTTTGGGTTCATCAACCGCAACGGGTCCGGCCTTGCCAAGCCCGCCAACCGTAACCGCCCCGGCCCTGCCAGGACCGCAGGCCATATCCGCATGAGGCTGACAGATGTCACGCAACGCAAACGACACCGGCTCCGCATCGCAGGCTCGGGCTGTAACCAAAAGCGATTCCACGGTTCTGCCCGTCACCGCCGCCTTGTGGGTGGGCGGCGCCGGCAACCTGTCGCTGGTGTTTGAGGATGGCGGCTCCGCCGTGACAATCACCGGCGTCCCGGCTGGGACGCTTCTCCCGTTCCGGGTGACGAAGGTCATGAACGCCACGACCGCCACCGACATCACGGCGCTCTACTGACCTATGCGCCCCCTCGCGCCCACCTCGCCGCAGCGGGATCGGCGCATCCTGGCGGCGGACGCGGCCTACGCGGCGTTTCTGGCGCCGGGCTTTCCGCTCGATGACTACCCCGGCGAGACGTTGCAAATACGCAACGAACTGGACCGGACCAACTGGCTGACGCTCAAGGACATATGCGCCGAGGCTATCGCGGCGGGCGTCGGTGATCTGACAATCGACGCACCGGGCATCCGTTGCACGTCCAACGCCTTCATCCGCCCGACCTACGCCGAGACCTTCGTGCTCATGCAGGAACTGAGGGCGTGGGCGATGCAGGCGCAGGCCAACTGGTGGCGGCTTAAGGACGAATGTCGGTCGGTCACCACGCGGGCCGCGCTGGAGGCTATCGACATGGGCTCAGGCTGGCCGTGAGGCGGTATCTGGAGCGCGTCCTCGCCGGATGCTCTCACCTTCTGAACGCCCTGGCCGGCGGTGATCCGCGCAACAGCTTCTCCGCCCGCGTGGGCATGGAAGCGCACCACGGCAAGCGGTGGGCGATCCGCACGGCGAGACTGATCGACGGGCTTCTATGGTCCCGTAACCACTGTGCTGAACACGCGCGCGAGGAGGGTCTGATCTGATGGCCGACGCGCTTGTGTATTTCGGCGCCTACAAGCGCACCGGCTTTCCCGAGGCCATTGCGCTCAACTGCATCTCCGAAGCGGCCCCGACGATGCCGAGCGCCACCACGGCGTTGATTGCCCGGCCTGGCCTGGAGGACTTCGCCACGGTCGGGACGGCGCCCATCCGGGGGGTGTTTCAGAAGGCGGGCCTGATCGGGGGCGATGCCTTCATCGTCGCCAATGACACCTGCTACCGGGTGACATCGGGCGGGGTGGTGACGGCATTGACCGGAACCATTCCCGGCTCGGGGCTGGTCGAGATCGACGGCGGCCTGGACGCTGACTACAACTCGATCATCCGCATTGCGACGGGCTCGGCGCTCTACAAGTACGACAGCAGCGGCCTTGCGGTGGTGGCGGAGACCTTCCCCGACAGTGGCAACGCCGGGGCGACGTCGGTGGCGTTCCTGGGCGGCTACTGGGTGGCGTCGGAAGTCGGGAGCGATGCTCTCTACTACCAGAACCCCGGCGAGACGACTTGGAACGCGCTGCAATTCGCCTCGGCGGAATATGCACCCGATCCGCTGGTCGGCGTGCGGGCCTTCGGGGAGGTTCTGGCGCTTCTCGGCTCGGCAACGACGGAGTTCTGGCGGCTGACGGGCAATGCCTCGTCACCCCTGGAACCGGCGGGCGGGCTTAAGTTCGACATCGGGTGTCGGGCCATCGCCTCGGCGGTCAACATGGCCGGAACGCTGGCGTGGGTCGATGACAATTGCTCCGTGAATGTGAGCGACGGCGGGCCGCCTTCGGTCATTTCGGACAGCGGCCTTTCGGAGCAGATCAGGAAGACGGCAGCGGCGGACCTGTCGGCCTCGTATTTCATTGTCGATCAACACCCGCTCTATGTGCTGCACCTCGGCACAACGGCAACGTGGGTCTATGACCTTTCGACCAAGCGGTGGAGCAACTTCCTCTCGCTCGGCTACGACTACTGGCGGCCCCGGTTTTTCGCCAACCTCGGCGGGACGGTCCTGGCGACCGACCGGCTATCCTCGCAGCTATACCGCCTAGACCCCGACCGCCGGACGGACGACGCCACGGTGTTCCCGCTGGAGTTCATGGCGGTCATCGACGTTCCCGAGGGGACGGCGGACATCGGCAATGTGGAGCTTGATTGCCTGACGGGCGATGCGCCGCGAACGGGGCAGGGGTCCGACCCGCTGATCGGCCTGCGGTGGTCAAGGGACCGTGGCGCGACGTGGAGCGATGCGCGGTATCGGAACCTTGGGGCAACCGGCAAGAACGCCGAAACGGTGCGCTGGACGGCCTTGGGTCAGGCTAGGGCGCCGTATGGGCTCATGTTGAAGTTTGAGGTGTCGGACCCGGTTGGCCGGCGCTTCTCTGCGGTGCGGATCAACGTACCGTGACCATTCGAAACTCGGTTCTGTTCATGGCGAGCGGGCGGGCCACGCCGCTTTTGCTGGGTCAGATCCGACGCCGGGGACCGCTGCAGCCGTTTCAGTCGATGGCCGTCCTCGTGGATGGCGGGCTGCCCACGAAATACTTCCGCGATTGGTGGGCTCGGGCCTTCCCGTTGCGCCAACCCCTCCCGCTTGAGCCGATAGCCGACGCCGAAGGGCGCGGAAGTGATCGGTTCTGGGAACTGCTGAACTAGGAGGCGATATGCCGCTTGCTGCACTCATCGGCCCCGCGTTGAGCGTTGGGGCTTCGCTTCTCGGCGCATCGAGCGCCAAGAAGGCCGCCGCCAAGACGGATGCCGCGAACCAGCAGGCGGCGCGTGAGGCGCTTGCGGCGCAACAGGCCAACTTCGACCGCATCGTCGGGCTCAATCAGCCGTTCATCGAAGGCGGCAACACGGCGCAGCAGGCCTTGATGGGCCGCCTCGGGCTCACTCAGCCCGCACAGCCCATGAACCCCGGCGGTGGTGGGCAGGCCAAGGCCCCCGGCGGCTTCGCGGGCGGCATCCCTGGCGAGCCTACACCCCAAGGCGGTGGTCAGGACTTCGCGGGCTATCTGCAAGCCAACCCCGACGTCGCCGCATGGGCGCAACAGTCCATCGGCCAGACGCCACCCAATTGGGAAGGCGGGGCCATCGACAGCCCGGAGGAAGCGGCGGCCTACCACTATCAGGCGTTCGGACAGAACGAGGGGCGCACGCTCAATCAGGCTGCGCCCGATCCTAACGCCGTCCCCGACTACATGAACATGCGCCGCCCGGATGCCCCGGAAGCGCCGACGTTCGAGCGTCCTGCGGCGATGCAAGCGCCGAGCCTGCAGGGCTTCATCGACCCCTCAAAGTTCCAAGTCGATCCGGGCTATCAGTTCCGGCTTAGCGAGGGCCTGAAAGCCGTCAACGCGGCCTCTGCGGCGCGGGGCAAGCTCCGCTCGGGTGACGCCGCCATGGCGCTCCAAGCGCGCGGCGAGGGCCTTGCAAACCAGGGCTACGGCGACTGGTATAACCGCCAGCTTCAAGCCTTCGACAGGACGAACCAGCAGTTCCAATACGGCCAAGGCCGGGCGGACAACGTGTTCGCTGACGACCGCGCCTATGGAACGGCCCGTTGGGAAGACCAGCGCAACTACGGCGACCGTCGCTTTGACGCCGACCGGAACTACCAGACCGACCGTTATGACCAGCAAAACGCCAACCTGTTCAACCTGACGAACAGCGGACGCAGCGCGGCGGGTTCGGTGGGCAACGCCGGCACGAACTTCGCCAACCAGCAGCAGAACATCTACGGCGATCAGGCGGCATCGACCGGGGCTAGGGCTCAGGCGCGAGGTGTGGCGGACACGGCGCTTTACAACTCTATCGGCGCGTCGGTCGGCAACGCCTTCTCCAATTGGGGCGGCGGCTTCGGACGCACCACGCCGATGAACCCGCAAACGGTGGGCGATGCGTGGAACAGTTCGTTCGGCGGCGGATGGCAGACGGCGGCCAACCCCGGCCCGCTCCGCACGATGGGGGTGTTTTAATGGCGCGCAATATCTTCGCCAGCGAGTTCGCCCAAGGCAATTGGGTTCCCGCCGCTCAAGCGGGCATCGACTTCGCCAACCAGTTTGACGACCGCATCCGTTCCCGCCGTGCGTCCACCCGCGCCGCTCCGATGATTGCGTCGGGAGACTACCAGGGCGCAGCGGGCGTCTATGGGGAGGCGGGGCTTGCGGATGACGCCTTGACCCTTCGCGGTGAGGCGGAAGGCTTGCAGCGTCAAGGGCGACTCGATGAGCGTCAGGCCATGCAGGACAAGCGCCAGGCGAAGGCGGATGAGCGGGCCGCAGCCGCCGAGGTGGTTGAGGTGTGGAAAGGCGCAGCGGGGAACCTTCTCAAGCGTTACCCGACCGACCCGAAGAACCCGATGGCGACGGCGCAGCAGCGTTTCGAGGCGTTCACACAGACGCCGATTTACCGGAACTTCACCCCTGAGCAGCGGCTTCAGGTGGTGGTCGAGGACTTCACCGATGACGGCCTGCGACAGGTGGTGACGGAAGTCGAGAAGACCTACCAGCAGATGTTCCAGAACAAGTTCGGGTTTTTCGGCGCTCGACCTGACGGTAAAATCGACACGCTGATGGAAATTCCTCAAGAGCCCATCGCGGTTCCGCTTGGTACTAGGCTGTACGACCAAGGCACCGGAAGAGAGGTTTTCAATAACCCGAGACCGCCTCCGGTTCAGGGCCGGGGACGCCCCGGCGTGGCCGCGCCCGGCAGCGATGCCGGCGTCATTCCAGATAGCGACGTGGAGCCGATGTGATGCCAGAAAACGGAGACATGGGCCGCCAGAAGTCCACCGGGAAGCCGCTCATGTACATGGACGGCGGGTGGCGCGTCGTGAATGAGGGCGGCCTAGCCATCATGGGCGGCGGCTATTTCAAAAATGCCCAGGGGACGCAGTTTCGGCAGGGGCCGCAAGGGGGCTTCCCTGAAGTCGGCGGGCCGTCGCGGACTATGGTCGAAAAATACGCCGCGACGGCCTCGGGCTTGAATGACTCACTCGAACAGGTGGATGCGCTGGATAAGGGACTGCGCGCCGTCAAGAGAACCGGACCCCTTGGCTTCCTCACAAACGGAAACGACCTTGTCGAGGCGGAGCAGCTTGCCGAGATGGCGCAGCTACTCCTAAAGGAGAACCCCTACAACCTCGGCGTCATCACCGGACCTGACCGCATGATCCTGCAACGGATCGTCAGCGATCCGTCGAGCCTGAAAGACGCCATGTTTCGCAAGAGCGTGACGCCGCGCTTGCGAAACATCGCGGCGCAGCTTGGCAGAAAATACCGCAACAGCGGTGAATCCTTTAGGGCGGTGGGCGGCAATCCTAACGCGTTGCCGAATCTGTTCCAAGCCGCAGACAGCCAATACACCCCGCAGGAGTGGGGCAGGCGGGGCCTCGTTCCTCGCCTGAAGTCGGGTCAAGACTCGCTCGTAGCGCGTGGCACGCAGGGCGGCGGGCGACCGGCCACCCGGCCCGTGTTCCAAGGGCGAGGCGGCGCAATCCTTGAAGTCATCGAGGACTAGCGATGAAAACCTACATCGTCCCGCTCGGTGATGGTCGCTCCGTTCGCGTCCAGGCGGCGAGCCCGCAAGCCGCCGATCAGGTCGCCAACGACTATCTGCGCGCCAACCCCAAGCCGGGCGCGCGGGGGCAGGCGGGTTACGTCCGCGCGCGCCAGAAGCAAGAAAAGATCGAGACCAAGATTGCGGGCTCTCGTCGCCTGCCGGGCTCGGACTTTCAGCGCCGCATCGCCGGAAGCCTGGGGGTTAGCGATGACATCGGCGCGGCGTTCGCCACGGTGGGGCAATTTGGCGAGAACGTATATCGCCGCGCGACCGGAAAGCCCATTGAGATCACCGCCGAACAAGCGGGCCTGGCCGCCGCCGATAACGAGCGCGAATGGCAGGAGCGTTACGCGCGAGAGAACCCGAACAAGAACGTGTTCGCAACCGGCCTTGGTATCGCGGTGGGTGGCGTCCCCAGGGCAGGCGCGCAAATCATCACCGCGCCGTTCCGGGCGGGGGGCGCGGCCGCCGTCGCTAACGTGCCATTCGCTTTGGGCCGGCAAGAGGGCAACCTTTTTGAGCGCCTGCCGGGCGCAGCGACCGAAACCGCGATGGCGTTTGGCTTCGGATCGGCCCTGACGGCTGGCGGGAACGCCTTGAGGCGCAGCGGGGCCGCCACTCGCACCGCTCCGCCTTCCAACGCCCGCCGACTGTCTCAAGAGGGCATCAACCTCACGCCCGGCCAGATGATGGGCGGCGCGGCGCAACGCATTGAGGACGGGATGACCAGCGTTCCCGTTGTCGGCGACGCAATCCGCGAGGCTAAGATCAGGGGCGTCGATAGCTTTGACCGCGCGGCGATAAACCGCACCATTGCGCCGGTCGGCGCGCAACTAGCCCCGAACGCAACGATGGGTCGGGGCGCGGTCGCGGCGGCGTCTCAAGAGATTAGCGACGCCTACACTCGCGCCCTGGGTGGCGTTCAGATTGCCCCGGATGCACAGTACGCGAGCGATCTGGCGCAAGTCGCACAAACGGCCAACCTAACGGGGGCTCAACGAGAGCAACTGAACGCCGTGTTGGGTGACATTCAAGCCCGGTTTGGGGGACAGGTTCCGGGCGACCTTTGGAAGGTCATTGATAGCGACATCGGAAAGGCTATTCGCGCCGCAGACAACGCCAGTCAAAACGCACCCGGCGGACGAGCCTTGGTTGAGGCCCTGCAAAGCCTAAAACAAGCACACGTTGGCCTTCTGGGCCGCGCCGCGCCGAACGCACTTGTTGGCGTGCGCGCCGCAGACGAGGCGACCGCCAACTTAGCCCGCGTGCGGCAAGCGTCGCAATACTCGGGGACGGCGGCTCGTGACGGGATATTCTCGCCGGCGGACCTTAACCGTGCGGTGCAAGGTGCCGACACCAGCGCCGGGAATAGGGCTTACGGGGAGGGCAGGGCTCTTATGCAAGACCTGACCGACCCCGCGATGGCGGTGTTGCCGCAGACCGTTCCCGATAGCGGCACGCCGTTCCGGGCGATGGCGATGGCGGGCGGTCCCGCTGCCGTGTTCGGCCAAATGGGATGGGTTACGCCCGAACAGATGATTGTCGGCCTCGGCTCGCTTGGCGTCGGCGCTGCCGTCTACAGCCGCCCGGCCCAAGCCGCGATCAACGCGCTTTATCGGGCCAAGTCGCCTGGTCAGGTGCGGGAAGTGCTAGGCGCGTTTGGTCAAGAGGCGGCGCGCAATCCGCAGCTTGCTCCGGTCTATGCTGAAATTGTCCGCGCCCTAGGCGCTCCGCTGCCCGCATCTTCGCGTCCGCCATCCCCGCAAGGACGCCAACCAGTACCCACGACGCCGTAAGCATCAACCAGCCCTGTCCAGACAGGGCGGTGAAGATCACGCCGGCCATCGCCAGCGGGAGCAGCGGAAGCTTGTTCACGCCCCCACCCTATCACTCCGCACTGTGAGGCGCCATGGGCCTTCTATACGACGGACGCATCCTCGTAACCGACGCCAGCAACGTCCCCGTCTCCGGGGGCAAGGTGCGCGTCTACGATGCCGGGACGACGAACCCCTCGTCCTTGTTCTCGGACGCCAGCCTGTCAACCCCGCTGGCGAACCCGGTTGTCGCCAACTCCGCAGGCATCACGCCGCAGATATTCGCCGCCGATGGGCTTCTGGTCGATATTCAGTACCTCACCAGCGCGGACGCCTCGATTGCGAACCGGGGCTATGAGGATGTGTCGTTCCTCGGCTCCTCAACCGGCGACCTCTCCCGCACGGTGACGGGCGATGGACGATTCACCATTACCGGATCGGCGGGCGCGGTGTTGTTCCGCGTGGGCGATCCAAGCCCCGACAACACCGGGGGAACGCTCACCATCGAAGGGTGGGCCGGAACGCAGGGCGACACACTGACCCTCGACTTCGCACTGGTCAACGTGACGGGGCGGTTCAAGGAACAGGGCAAGAAGCTCCAAGGCACGGTCTACACCGAGGCCACGCAGGTGACGGCTCAGACCTCGGTGGACATCGCGCTCCCGAACGATCCGACCGGCGTGCGAGCCTATGCAATCGAAATCTTCGACTACTCGCAAAGCACGAACGCCACGGTGAGCCTTCGCGGGTCCTATGACGGCGGCGGGTCCTACAAGTCCGGCGCGTCGGATTATGTCGGATATTACGAGCATTACGACACGACCGGCGCGACCTTTAGCGCGACTGGCCTGACCACGGCGGTGCAACTCCAGATCAACAGCAACTTTAACGGCGCCACCGATCAGGCGGCTCGGACCACGATTGAGGTTTTGACAGTCGATTCCGGCACCGGCGACACGCACATCCGACACCGCACGGAAGGCGTCTTGAACACCGGGGCGTTCAGTCAGACGCGCGGGTTTGGCTACATGCAAGGGTCTTATGGCCGCCTGACCAACCTCCGCCTGATCGTGAGCGCTGGAACCTTCACGTTCAAGTACCGCGTCGTCGCTCTTCGCGGCTTTGGCGAGGTCTAATCATGGCAATTGGAATCGGCATCGGGATTGGGTTACCGTTCGGGGGGGCTGCGGCGTCAGGCGGACCCGTGCCCATTGACGCCCCGTTCGCGTCGGTCAACGGAACGGGCGCCTACGATAGCTGGTCGGCGGAGTACGCGGCCACGCCTTCGGTTCCGTCTCCGGTCGCCTTCACGGCCTCGCGTGAGGGCTACGACGCCAGCGGTAACACCACGACCTACCTCGACACGCTCTATGTCACGACGCGGGTCCGCCAGCCTTATCCGAACCAGGCGAGCAATTCCGCGCTCACGGTGGCGCTTTCAGACTACATCTATTCGACCGACACGCCCTCTGGCTCGGTGGTTAACAACGCCACGCTGACCAGCCCGGTCCCGATCTGCAATTGGGTGACGCCGCATCGGAGCGTCGTGGGCAACACCATCGGCGGGACGGTGGTTCCAGTCGAAATTGTCGCCTTCCACCGCAACGCGCGGTCGGGGCGAGAAGTCGCGTCCGTGGTGTTCTCGGTCACGGACGGCACGAACACCGTCACCTGCACGCCGGTTTCGTCAACGGTGGTCAGCAACCGCACCGGCGACCGCCATCCGGTCATTGTCTACCGGATGCCGGAAACCGACATCACCAGCCTCACGAACAACGCTGTTTTCCGCGTTCGCTGCCAAGTCTATCCGTTCATCGGGGCGTCGGGGTCGGTAGCCGATAGCGACACCGGAACGGCGGTCAACGGGCGAGACTTCGGGCCTCGGTATTTCTACAAGTCCACCGGACTCAACACGTCGCCGTTCTATGCCTACGTCACCACGGCTGGCACGGCGGGCGGTGTGTTCTCAACCACGCCGGCCACGGCGGAAGCTACGCCGTTCGGCTCGATTCTCCAAATGTTCGACGCGCTCAACGCTGGCGCGGCGGGCAAGGCGGACGGGGTGATTGTCCGCATCGGCAACGACGGCGGGACGCCGTTTGTCCTGACCGGCTCGGCAACCTCGCGCAACCAGGACTGCGCGGCGATCATTTTCACCCGCGACCCCAATGTCGCCCGCGCCAATGCCCGCGTGTCGTGGGGCGTGGCGGCTTTCCGCCCGCGTCTTTTGGCGGGACTGGACAACGCACCGGCGGTCGGCGGGGGCTCGGTGGCGCTGACGACCGGCTGCATCAACTTCCGCGACATCAATCTGGTCCGAACCGGCGCGTCCACGATCCGGGGCGAAGCGGCGAACCAGCTCGAAATCCAGTTCAACGATGTGGATTTCGACAACAGCACGGCGACGGCCAACTTCCTATCGGATAGCCATAGCTACTTCTACGGAGCCACTGTCACGGCGCTGGCCGCGTCGTGCAGCACGTTCTCAGCGGGAACCAATGAACACCGAATTTTCCGTGGCGTCTCCTGCACCGTAGGAACCGGCAACAACGTCGAAAACTACCTGAGCGTCGGCTGCACATGGACGAGCCCGGCGGCGTTCATAATCTCCACGCGGACGGCAACCGGCGGAATTTTCGCCTTCAACCGCGTCAACGGCCCGACCGGCACGGCAATGCTGAATATCGGCGGCTCGGCGGACGTGACGAACTACGCCTTCTGCCAAAACGTCATTGAGTGGACCAGCACGACGACGGGCTATGTCCTGGGCGTCTCCAACGACAGCAACACCGGCAACAATACCCACGTTGTCGCCCATAACAACACGGTTATCGGGGCGTTCATCGCGGGTCGCTGCAATCTGTTCTACGACGAAGGCCCAACGGCCCGATCCTCGCGCCTTATGTCCATGCGGGGGAACCTCTGGACGCAGCTTAACACCAAGGGCGACGTGTTCCAGTCCAATGGCACGCGCCTCGGGAATTGGGCCTACCTCTACGGCGTCGGCTGTCTGGACGAGTGGTCGCAATACATCGACGCGGATTCAGCCGGGCTCGGGACGGCGTTCGCTCAAGCCTATCCCGGCATCGGGTCAAGCCTTGGAACAACCGCGCTCACCTCGTCCGCGCAGATGTCGAACACGAACTTCACCGACTACGAGGGGACGACCGTTGCGGCGGGACCAGCTTACACCGCTGGTGTTTCACCGCCCGGAACCTACACCCTCACCAGCGGGTCGGCTCCGGTTGCCGACATCATGGACGTGGCGGTTCTCTCTCACGACTTCGCCGGAACCGCCCGCCCGACCACGGCGGCGACGGTGGGGGCTTACGAAGCGCCATGACCCAGCCCACCCATGCCGACATCTACCGCGAGGTGGGCGCCGTGTCTCAGCAGGTCGAGAACCTGGAGGTGCGCGCCGAAGCGCACTCCGAGCGCATCCGGGCGATGGAAGACGCGGTCAAGGCCAACGCCCACGCCGCTCATACGATGCTGGAAGTCCTTGCCGAGCTTCGCGCCGACATCGCGGAGATCAAGGCCAAGGTCATGGCCTACGACATCCTGAAAGCCCGCGTGCTGGCGGGTGTCAGCGTGGCGGTGGTGACCATCGGTGCGGCCTTTGCGGCGTTCTGGTGGGCGGTGGGCGACAGGATTGCGCACCTGATCAAAGGTCCAACAACCTAGCGAGGCCGACACATGCCGGCGCCTAAAAGGTCAGCGGAACAACTCGCGCTAATGCGCGAACTGGTGGAGGCCAAGCTACGCGAAGGCTTTCGCCCTATGGGGATGGCTGGGGCTGGTCCCGGCGCCATCGCGGCGGCGAGTAAGGAGGCCGTCAAGATCGGCCTCTACGGCACGACCTCCGCTTTTATCACGGCGGTCTCGAACTCAATTGACGACGTGGGCGTGGACTGGTCGCTGTACCGTCCGGCGCGGTACCATCAACCAGTACCATTGGCGGTGGTTCACAGCGCGCCCGCGCCGCCGCCTATGGAGCCCTCGGGGACGCCTCGGCGCATCCTGGCGATTGGTGATCTGCACCAAGACCCGCGACACCCCGACCGCCTGGCGGTGATGACTTGGCTAGGTCGGATGGCCTCCGAACACCGGCCCGAGCGGATCATCCAGATCGGGGATTGGTCAACCTTTGACAGCGCCTCGGCGCACGATCCTAACGACACCCTCGCCGCCAAGATCAAGCCCACGATCCGGCAAGACCTAGAGAACCTGACCGCCTCGCATCAGGCGTTCCGGCGCGGGATGGCCGACGACTATAAGCCCAAACTCGACATCACGCTAGGGAACCACGAGAACCGGCTGGAGCGTTTCGAGAACGTGAACCCGGAAAGCGCGGGGACATACACCCTTGCGCGAGACGAGACGTTTGCGCAGTTCGGATGGCGCCCCCGGCCTTACGGTGAGATGCTGTACGTTGAGGGAGTCGCCTTCACGCATCACCCGGTGAACGGAGCAGGGCGGGCGTTCGGCGGCAAGACCGGACCGCAGCGGGCGGCGAATGAGTCAACTGTGCCCGTCGTGTCGGGCCATACGCACCGCCGGCAGGTTCACGAAAGCCCCAAGATCGGCCCCATCGACGTGATCAGCATGGTTGAGATCGGGTGCGCTCTGCCGTGGGGGACGGTGGAACACTTTGCGCGCGTTTCCCTCACGGGCTGGTGGTGGGGCGCGGTCCTGATGACCGTCCAGGGCGGGGCCATCACTGACCTAAATTTCGTGAGTATGAAAACCATTCGAGACCGCTACTCGGATGCTGGCGCCGACATCGCCGCCTGAACGTCAAGCCTCGCTTGACATCCCCCGACATTCCCAAACCGCGAGGCGCGCATGAGCTTCATCGAGGCCGATCACCACACACGCGTCAAAGGCTGGCGTTGGCGCAGTTTCTCCCCGGCTGAGATTGCCTGTCGGGGAACCGGCGCGCTCAAGATCAGCACGGACGCGATGGACAAGCTGCAAATCCTCCGCGACCGGATCGGCTCGCCGCTGATCATCAACTCCGCCTACCGCTCGCCCTCGCACAACCGCAAGGTCGGCGGGGCGCGGAACAGCCAACATCTCCTCGGCATCGCGTTTGACGTCAGCATGGCGAACCAAGACCCGGAAGTGTTCGAACGCGAGGCGCGGGCGTGCGGCTTTACGGGCTTTGGGTTCTATCCGCCGGGGAAGGGCGACTTCATCCACATCGACACCGGCAAGCCCCGGTCCTGGGGAACGCGTTGGGAAGCGCCCAAGTTCGACGCCGAGCCCAAGGCCAAGATGATCAGCGCGCCGGCTGCGGTGGCGTCGGCAACACCCATCACGGTCGCGGCGGTGTTTGAGGCGGTCGAGCCCGAGAACCTGGCCGCCATTCAAGCCGTGGTTCAGCCCATGATTCCCTACGCCTCGATCTTCCAGGGCGTGTTCGTGGCCTGCGGTGTCGGCATCGTTCTCTGGACGGTGTGGAAGCGGTTTTTCAAGAGAGCGCCATGATAGCCACCCTCCTAGCCTCCCGCCTGTTTGGCCCGCTCGCCTCTGTCGCCGCCGTCCTGGCTCTAGCCTTGTCGGTGGGTCAGTGTACGCGGGCGCTCAAGGCAGAGCGGGCGCTTGCGAAGGCCGAAGCGACGGCGGAACGGGCCATGACCAGCCTGACGACGTGCAAGGCTAACACGACAGCCCTGGAAGCATCCCTAGAGCGCCAGAACCGCGCCGTGGCGGCGATTACGAGCGAAAGCAAGGCAAGGCTGGCCCAAAGCGCCAAAGCCGCCAGAGACGCGAAGGCCGTGGCCGAGAGCGCCCGCCGTCATGCTGACCGCGTGCTGGCCATGCGGGCTCCCGAGGACGTGTGCGCCGGGGCGCTGGATGTTCTGAGGGGAGGGTGATGCTGCGGGCCAGTCGCTACGCTGGCGATGAGTTACTTGGGAGGTTGCCCGCCTTTTCGACTTCAGCGGGTTGGGCGCGGGTCGATTCCGCTTTCTGGTGTCCCGTGTTCTGCTCAGGCTTATCCATGTTGGCCTGCGTGTCTGCTACCACGCCGCCGCAGCTAGGAGACAATGCCACATGCGCCTCTTGATCGCAACCGCATCCGCCCTCACCCTCACCGCCTGCGCTACGGCGTCAGAACCGACGATCCGAACCGTCCGCGTTGAGGTTCCGGTCGCCGTCAAGTGCGCCACCGACCCCGGCCCCAGGCCCGAGTACCCAGACACCGATGCGGCGATTGCAGGGGCTCCGAACGTGTTTGAGCTTGCCAAGCTATACCGCGCCGGCCGCGCTCTCAGGATCGGGCGGGAGGCGGAGCTAGAGGCGAGCGTGGCGGGGTGTCGCTAGTGCTGTGTCACCCACTCGGGCGCGCAACCCTGATAGAACTCGATGCACTGCTTGACGTCCGCCTCGACGTCCTTGGCGGCTAAACTGGCGACCAATCCCGGCTCGTTTGCCATCAAGCGGGCTAGGGCGAATATCAGCCCGCCGATTGCGTCTGTGACGTCGAAGCCTTCGACCTCTGCGGCCAACACGGCGTTGCGGAAAAACGTCGCCAACACGGCCTCGGGATTGTCGGTCCCGACTTCCTCGACGTGATCCCGGAAGGCGTCTAGAATCTTGAGTGGCGCGACCTTGTTCATTGCGGCTCGCTCGGCTTGGGCTCAAACAGGGTACACCAGTAATCGGGCTTAGTTTCCTCAAAAACCTCGCTCCCGTCCATGACGCCGACAAGCCGGTAGGAGCTGGACGTGTGGCCGGACTTGAGGCAATCGCCCCGCTGGCCATGAGGCCGCGCACGCCACTCAGCGCACGCAGAACAAGCCCAACCTTCCGGCCTCGCGCTCACTCCCCCACCTCCACCAGTAGCGCGTCGATCATGGCGGTGAAGCCTAAGCGGGCTCGGGCAAGAACGATGCGACGTCGCGTCTCAGCCGTGTTTGCGTGGGCCTCAATCCAACCCTTGTCCGCCATCGCTGAAACAGCGCCGCGCGTCGGCTCTCTCACCACTCCCAACACCCCACGCACGATAGCCAGGCACTCACGCTCTGACAGGTACGGCTTGCCGGATGCGGTGCGGACGGCTTCGATCAGGTCAGCTTTCATCGCGGCCTCGGAAGGCTCTGGTCGGGCTAGGATAGCGTCGGCTTTGGCGAGGGATGGGGCGACGCGACTGCGGGCAAACTTCTGCCAATCAACGCCCACCGTTCCCGACGTGTCGGTGCTGAAATTGTCCCAATCTTCCCACGCCCCCGGATCAACAATCCGCGCAATCCGCTCTCGCTCACTCACGCTCGCCTCCTGAGCTGGGGTTGAGGGCTTGGCGGCCAAGGTCGGTGATGCGGTATAACCACACAGCGCGAGCGCCCATGAGTGAGCCCCGGTCGAAGCGATCAAGCAGGCCCTTCTTGGCAAGCGCGGAAGCCGTCGCGCTATGATGAGACGTATCAAAGCCCCCGAGGTCTAACGGGCGCGCCCAACCGCCAACCTGCCGGTCGAACGCCTCCGCTTCGCGCTCGGTGAAGCCAATGACCTTGCGGATGGTCGCGTCGTCCTGTGTGGCGTCGGCGGTGGACGGGTTGACCATGATCCAGGCCACGCCCCCAGCGCCGGACAAGCCGTGGCGCTCCAGGCGGTAGCGATACAGGCCGCATGGCGAGATAACCGCGCTCATCCTTCATTCTCCGGGGGTGGGGGGTTGCCAGTGGGTGGGGTTTCTGGCCATCAAGCGCCCGTCCGCCACGACGAAAAACGCACTCAACTGCCAGCGGTCTTCGACCCACGCGCCGGTCGTTTTGAACATGCCGTCTCGCATCGAAGACGGATCGTCTTCGTGTCCTACGCGCACCCGCGTCCCATCCCTCGGCGCACTATCAATCGTCTTCCACGTCACGGCGTCAGCCCTCCAGTCGCATGAAGCTCTCGGCAAAACTCGGGCATCCCCGCCCCGTTCGGAACCGGCGCGAAGCACTGATCACACAGCCACAGCTTGCCGGTGTCGGGGTCATGGTAAGCCGTGCCGCCGCATGTGAGCGGGATCGGGTGGGTGTCGGTGGGGGTCATCCCTTACGCTCCCCCTCCCGACGCACGGCCTTGATGGCGGCAACTGCCGTCTCAACGATGTAGTAGCTGTCGTTGGCCCCGGATCGGTACTGTGCCGCCGTAAGCGTG